CGTGACAGCGCTGGATATAGCACCCCACACAAGATTTACGGTGTTCTTTAGGAGGTGCCACGCGAGCACCCACGCGCTCTTTAGGATGTCGAGGCCCGCCTTAATGAAGCCCCACACTAGGTCGGCTTCATTCTTGATTACGGTCCACATGAGGGCCCATACCTGAGCGATCTCCGCCGAATTCGCGTGCCACCACGACGTAAGATCCTTCAGCCGCTTGTTAAGCCACTTCAGAACGTTGTCGTCAAACCACTTCACAGAAGCGTGAACGGCGTTTACCGCCCACTTCCACACGGCGTTAAACGCCGCCGTTGCAGCCTTCCACGTAGCCGTGAAGATCCGGGCGACGACGGGTATGTCCTTCTGGATAAACGTCCAGACCTGCCGCCAATGCATGACGAGAAGCACTAGACCGGCGACTAGCGCCATGACGCCGACCACGATCCACGTAACCGGGTTCGCGAGAATTGCCGCCGTGAAGTTCCATGCGGCGACAGCGGCAGCCGCTAGGCCGATCACCAGAACGCCACCAATAGCGGCAGCCACAGCGTACGTAGCTTCCTTGTGCTTCGTCAGCCACGTGATACCCGTCGACAGCCAACCGACCATCTTCGTTGCGTACGGCAGTAGGACGGTACCAATCGAAATGCCGACGGCTTCGAGCGAACCCTTAGCCTCGGCCATGCGCTGATTAAACGTCTTCTGAACGTCCGCCCATCCCTCGATATCCTTTCCGCCCGCCTTGACGTGCTCGCGGATACCCTTCACGTTCGCCTGAAACGTAGCCATGTGGGGGCCGGTTAGCTGTAGCGCACCCATCATCGACTTAGTGCCGCCGACCATGCTCGCTAGGGCACCGATGTACGTCTTCTGATCCGGGCTCAGGTTGGCTAGCGCCTTCTGATACTCGGTCGTGTTCTTCGACGCCTTCCGCAGCGTGTCGACCAGAACCGTGCCCGAGGGGCCCATCTTCTTTTCGATCGCGCCGGTAAGCATGTTCAGTGTCGAGGCGAGGCCGTTCGTCCCGAGGTTCTTCGAGACTTCGAGCGAGTTAAGCCCTAGCCCCTTCATTACGGAGGCTGCCTTCGCCGTCGGGTTCGAGAGTTGCCCGATGGTCTGCCGTAGGTAGGTGGCAGCGACGGCGGCAGGGGTGCCCTGACTGGTCATGGTCGCCATAGCGCCGAGGACTTCGTTCAGGCCGATGTGCGCCGCCGAAGACACGGGGAGAATGGTCGACATGGAACCCGCTAGGGCTTCCATATTCGTCTTGCCCTCGGCCTCGGTGCCGATAAGGGCATTCATGACGTCGGTCGTGTTCTGAGTGTTCTTCGCGACGTCCGTCGACTGAAGGTTGTACGCGTTCATGGCCGTAGTGACAGCGTCGGTAACCGTCGCGAGGTCGGCCGCACCGACCTTCGCACCCTTCGCCGACACGCGTAGGACGTTCAGCGCGTTCGTACCATGGAAACCGGCCGACTCGACCATATACAGGCCCGACGTCAGGTCGTGCGTCGACTGCCCGACTTCGCCCGCCATGGTGAGCACACCGTGCGAAACGGTCTCCATGTTCTTCTGAAGCTCGCCCGCACCCGTGCGAACGCGCGTCATCTGAGTCTGAAAGTCGGCCGCCATATGAACTGTCTTGACGGCCGTAGCGGCGGCAGCGATACCCACACCCAAAAGAGCAGCCTTAGAGACTGCCCCTAGTCGGGCCATATTGCCGCCGCCCTCGCGCTCGACAGCGGCGAGTTCGGTACGTACTCCGCGAGCGGTAGCGTGAAAGCCGGTCGCGCTGCCGAGAAATTCGATAAAGACCGGGGGCAGTGACGACACGGGTTACCTCTTAGTCTGGGTTGCCTTCTCCCATGCCGCATGCCAAATGGCGGGCATCTTGGGTTTGGCGCGGTTCACGCCCGGAACGAAATACGGGTACTTCGATTCGATCTGACGCTTATAAAGGTTCTGGGGGCCGCCCGCACCGCCCGACATGACGACGCCGGAAAACCCGCCCTCGGTGGGGCGGGGCTTCTTGCTCGCCCGAATCGACTTCGCGAGCGAGCCGGACAGTTTGCCGGGCCCGCCGCCCTTCGAAACGTGCGGGGGGTTGAGTCGGAGATTCACGGCTTCGCCGGTTCGCCTCGACGCGCCTCGGTGGTCCCAACGGGGACGCCCGCGCATGCCAGACTTGATCGAACTTTTCGTTACCTGCTGAATCTTCTTCACGCCCGCAGCGGTACCGAGGTCAACGCGCTTCGCCATAAGGGCTAGCTCGGCCTCGGCCTTCGAGGCAGTGACTCGCCCGGCCGCCATGAAATCGTTAGCCACGGGGGCACCTACTCACGTGAGTAGGTGGGAGGGCGTTAGGCATTGTTCGCCCTTTCCTCGATCTTCCGGCGAGTCTTCTCGACCGTGTCGTCAACGGCTAGCAGCCAATCAAGGGCGATGGCCGATTCGCCGTCGAGGTCGGACGGGCGGCAGTGCAACAGCGTGCAGAGACGCCACGTCCGATACTCCTCGGCCGGATACTCATCCGGCGTGTACGACTGATTGCCCTCTAGCGCTGCCCCTAGTCGCCGGAGGGCACGGAAGGGGAATCGGCTGCCGGGGTCGGATCGAAGTCCGGCATAAGCGCACTCAGGTACGGCGAAGCGGCCGACCGAAGGGCGTCGAGGTCGCGGCCCGGTAGATCCTGGCAACCGTCCGCCGACACGGGGAACTCATACGACCAGCCGCGAACAGCCGCGACGATAAGGGCGTCATTCAGACCTTCGAGAAGGTCGAAAGCCTCACCCATACCCGCAGCGATCTTTAGCTGCGCCTCGGGCGTAAGCTCCGTGCCCTCGTTCTTCTGAGCCTCGGCGACAGCCGCAGCGAAGGAAGGCATACCCGCTAGGGTCGTCTGAATCCGCTTGATCGGTCGCCGCTGCCGCTCGGTCACGTCGGCGACGGGACGAAGGTCGGCGGTAGCACCGGACGGAAGGGAAATGCGCGAAGGGGCGTCGGTCATTACTTGTAAACTCCCGTGTTGATGCCGTTCTGAAGCGTGGCCTTGATAGGCGAGTAACCCGCCGACACGCCGATATCGGTTGCGTTCGCGATGGCCTCGAAGGTCACCGGAATTTCGACGTAGTCCTTACCGCGCGTGATATCCGCAGCGGAGTAAGACACCTTCGACATGTGAAGCTGTAGTGACGTCAGGGTCGCGCCCGCACCCTGCGTAAACAGGAAGTCGAGCGACGGCTGAACCTGAGTCAGATACTTCGTTAGCTGAGTGTCGTCCTCCATTACGACCGTCATCTTTCCGTCGACCGACACGGGGCCGGACCACAGCGCGGCGGGTGCCTGAGTGCCGTCAACGGCGTTCAGGACAGTGACCGGCCGCTTAATCGTTACCTCGGCGTCGAGGACACCGGTAGCAGCGACGCCACCAATCGTGACGACACCCGTCCAACCGGCGAACGGGGGAACGGTCGTGTACGACGCGGTAGGCACGGAAGCCGTAGCGGACCCGAACGACGTCGCCTTAGCGGAGTACGTCAGTAGGCCGTCGGCACTGAACTTGAAACCGAGTTCGGAGAACTTCGCGCCCGCGTACGCCCGCGTACCGGCCGCGTAGGAGTCGGTAAGGGTGTAACTCGTCGGCTGCCCGGTTCCGGTGTTCAGAACCGCCATAGCGTGCTGATAGGGGGCACTCGCGCCGGTCGTCGCAACGTCGCCGAGGACACCCGCCAGAGGAAAGCCGATCGTGTCGGCGAACACGTCGCCGTCGAAGTCGACCGTCGCCATAAGCGGCCCGGCCGTCTGGCCGTACGTCTCGACCATCGAACCGCGCCAACCCTTATCGGGAATCAGCGTCAGGCTGTCCTTCGGCGTGATGCCGGACACCGGCAGGAATGCAGTCGGGGGAACCGCCGTGCCAAACGTGGCTTCCTTAGCGATTCCGAGAAAACTCTTCGCTGTACTCTGGGGCATTACGCGGCACCCTTCGAGGTCGTGTCGGCAGCCGGGGCGACCACGGCCGGGTCAGGGGCAGGGGCAGGCGCCGAGACCGTGCCAGCGTCGGCAGCCTCCCAGCGGCCGTCTTCGGGTTCCTCGTTCCACATGACCGAGTCGCCCGGGGAAACGTCGCGGCCGATGCCGGGGTAATAGCGAAGGTCGGTACCGGTGTACTTGTAGGCAGGCAACCTAAATCCTTTGGTAGCAGGTTATTTCGAGGGTGGCCGTAGCGTGTTGCCCGCCGTGTTCTTCGTCCCACTCGACTTCCGTCAGGTCGGACGTAGGCTTAGCGATCAGCACGGAACCGCCTAGCGACGGGTCGGCCCGCACGACAGCGATAGCCCCCGCAACCAAATCGGTTGCCCGGGTGTACGCCGCTTGTGCGGAGTCGCCGCCCCGGTAAACGTCGATCACGATATCGACCGTGTAGTTCTCTTCGAGCCATCCGGCCCCGCCCCCGCCGACCATGGAATTAACACCTAGGCGGCGATTCACCTTGCCGACCGACACAATGTCGTCCGGCTGATTAGGGCCCGGCTGGTCGAAACAGACGAGTAGGCTCGACGTCTTGCTTAGCGGGTCCGGCGTTAGTGCGATGGACAGTTGCCCGAACAGCCACAAACGCGCGGCGGGGGCAGAAGACGAAGGAATCACTAGGCAATCCCGGGGGGTCGGCGGAACGGCTGCCATAGCTCGATCACGCGGGAGGGCAGGGCGAACCCTGTCGGAATCATCGAGTCGGAACCGTCGTAACCGGCCCCGCCGAACTTCGGTCGGCCGCCCTGTTGCGTCAACTGCCATAGGTGACGGATCAGTTCGAGGGCACCGAGGCGGACCGTGTACGGGACGGAACCCGAACGACCGGCCGTGTAAACAACCTTGACGTTCTTCGAGCCGTCGGCGAAGCGCGCTGCCTCGCCACTGAACGCGCGACGGGTAATCTCGCCGGTCGCGTAGTCGACCGTGTAGGCGAAGGCGTCAGTCTGCCCGCCTAGCGGCTGTTCCGTCAGCACGAAGGCAGTCGTTCCGTAGAACTCGGTAACACTGAGAATCTTCGTGAGAGGCAGCCAATCGGGGACGACCGTCGGCCCGCCCCCGTCGTGAAACTCGGTGTGCGTCTCGGGCAGGAACGGCCCGCAATGATCGCGAGCGAGGTCGGCAGCGGCAAGGATGAATCCCTGTAGTTCGTCGTCCTGCCGATTGTCGTTCGTCGGGATGTTCAGATGTGCCCGGACCGACGCGAGGTCGACCAGTTGTTCAACGCCGACCGGGCGAACCTGAAACTGAGTCTCGCTCGACCAGCCGACACCCGTTCCGGTAGCCGTCCAGCGCGCGAGCCACACGCCCGGCGTCGCGACGGCAGGCACAACGGCCGTGTACGCCCCGCTAACGGGCGGAGAGACCTGGGGTGAGGTAACTCC